TAGGTAGTTAATTATTTCCAAATCCTGCATAGCATGAGGTCGGTCGTCACTAGGCAGCACTGATTCAACCTGGTCGTCAAGAACTATTGAGCCACCGGACGAACGTTCACGGACTTCATTACCCTCTGGAGCCGGTGTTTCAATATCTTCTACACGAGCGCCCAACACACGATCCCGTCCATCTTGACCAGCATATGCACTAATCAAGTTTACATTAACTTGTGCCCTTGGGGGACGGCGGCCGCGTCTTCTTTCGGCACATTCCGATCCCAACGCAGGGTATATCATAAGAGTGAGCATTTCTTTTATGAAATCTCCTAAAGGCCAAACTGTTCTACCAATACGAACTGTCCTCTCAATAAAGAAGTGTTGAAACAGGTGCAAGGATACTGGAATATCTGCCATATTTACCAACACATCTTTAACACTACCATCAGGTGATCTAAAATTGGGAAGTGGAACATACAACGTGCCTAACAAGACTTTCACATTCTTCATCTCTGGTGTCGCTAGTGGGTTTTGTTCTGAATCTAAACACATTAATGCTGCATCTAATATATCTCCTAAATACATATAATGAAATCTGTAATCATCAACTGCTGAAAACCAAACTGTGTCTTCGGCAACGCCGACTTCATCACCGGCTCCGGTGGCTGCAGTTTCTGCTGATTCTCCTGCCTCGTCTAAAAGTATTTGACGAAGACGATCTGCAATACTAGCTATCCTAGCCTGCTCTTCAGGAGTTCCACGTGCTCCAGTTGTCGCATCGCTGTTTAACGCCATAACCGCGTTATTTATCTGATTCCAATCTAAATTAACATCTTCAAAAAGGTCATCAGGCACCTGCAAAGTGTATACCCTACCTCTATCAATAATCGTTTCCAAAAGCCTAATGTATATTCGGTAGAAAATGCTTCTGCGTTGTTGTTCTAGTTGTGCTATTCTTTCTGCATTCCCCTCTCTCGCATCCTGCAGATCACCTTCGTCCAAATCCCCTAGAGGATTGGCATCAGCACACCCATCTGACCTGGCTGGTGAATTTTCTGAACCAGACTCGGCGTTATTCAGATCTTGCTCAGTTTGCCTAGCTTCTGCCAGTTGATCATCAAGTTCAGCCACTACTTCTGCTGGATCACCAGATAGTTCTGCTCCAGGGAGTGTGGCGGGTATGTAAAGAACATTTGTTTTATCATTAGAGATTGTTGATTCAACAGATGCTTGATATTCTAAAGTAAGCTCTACCGTCCCATCCTCTCTAAAATCAATATCATGTTTTAACAAACTTAATAATAAGATTGTGCCAACACTCTCAATCAAGCGTTTTTCATCTGGAGTTATTATGTCAGCTTCAACCATGGCCTGATCGACTGTCCAGCCCAATATTGCTTTTATGCGATAGTACCTTTCATCAAGACTTCTTCGACCTTCGGCACGATTTAGAGAACCATATCGCGAAGTACGAAAAATTAAATCTAAATAATCCGGGGTTTCTCTACGTTCAGTTACCGCATTAGTTCTTTCCGCTTCAGTATCAGCATCCATTACCTCCTGCAGAACTCTTGAGCTTACAAAATCACTAAAGTTTTGAAAGAATATCTTTAAACTAGCTCTAATATTGTTATCAATCTCAGCAGTGTTTGTTCCCACCAGTTCCCAACTAAAGTTTTTTATACCAACACCTGCACCGCGACCTTGACTGTCAACCAGGATACTCTCCAAATCAGACATATTATAATTTGTGTCAAATAAAAACTCACTCGCTGTGCCGACAACATCCTCCTCGTTCTCATAATACATTTTGTAAAGACGCAGCTTCGGAATAATGGCAGACATCTTTTCAGGAGTTAGGTTGAATAAATCCTGCGCGTTCGGGCTCGTCACGAGCCTGTTGATTAGAATACCTGGATTAACAGATAACAACTTTGTAAAAGTTGAATATGTCATAGGGCCGAGAGAAACTTCTGGACGCTCAGATTCATCTATGTCTTGAAATGCGCGAGAAGACCAATTATCGACAGATTCAGAATCTGTTGTCGACTGAGTATTTGATAAGTTTGCAGGATTAGGTACGCCATTTCTTCTTGCAAAGATATCAATATATGATGCTAGAAAGCATTGTTCTCTCTGTCTTTTTTGAGAGTTAGTTAAACTACCCATCCTCTAAACTCCCAAATATCTTAGAATTTCCTCTAAAGGAGAAGGTATATAGAGAACTTCACCTATTGTCAGGTGTGATTCAGTTGGCTTCTTGTTAAACCAAGCAATGACCCACCAATATGTAGAATCCCCATAATACTCATGAGCTAATTTATAATATCTGTCTCCAATCGACCAAACGTGCTGTTGTCGCTTCAGTTTGGTCATTTCTGGAATTGAGGGATGCCTTAACATGGCAGTGCTATAGTGGATAATCCCGCCGGGATATCCGCGTTCCTCTAAAGACTTTTTATAGGTTTCGGAATTGTTTCGAAACTTCTTTCTTTGCATGTTTCTCATCTAGAATCTCCCTTAATCCGCCATGTATACCACACCACCGCCACCGCCACCAGACCTTTCGCTTTGCTCTAGTAATTGGCTTTGATCGGCAGTTGCATTGTCACGCTCTGTGCGAGAGGCTGTATCATCAGAAGTTTCTGAAACAACCTCTGGCTGACGAGCATCTGGATCCGCTGCCCCATATGGATACAACTGATTATTAACCGGATTACCGGAAAATTCCCTATTTCCTGGTGGACCATACCAACCAACTTTATGTGTATGTAGGACTGTAAAAGTACATGTTACATCATACGCTTTAGGATATATTCGACCGGGGCCACCCTCAATAAATCCGCTATCCGTAATTGGTGAAGTACTAAATCCACCAACATAACCCAACAATTCTTCACCAGTGACTGAATTTTGAATAAGGTTCATAAATTTTATCTTCATCAAAGGCGGGCCATGTAAGTGAGTGGCACTAGGAAGCTGGCCTTGCACAGAGTTATAAGAAGGGTAAAGCATCTTCATCAATGTAGAAATTCTACCTAGATTGTTGACAGCTTCAATTTCACTTTCAGCGACAATCTGAAACCCTAAGTTTATCTTTCTTCCAGTCCTCTTAAAAGTTGAGATTGGGTCCATTCGCCCAAAAGCGTATTCCTCATTCCATTCAGAGGTAAACTGATCCTCAAATTGGGTTAGAAAAGCGGGGAACTCAACAGTGCTTTGGCTAACTAGATGGTGAAATATGATTTTCTGGCCGGCGTTTTTTAATGCTTCTACTGACATAAATATCTCCTTATGCTGTTATTTAACCTCTAAAGCGTAAGCTGTTCCCATCCTCTATTGAAGCTTCGACTGCTTTTGCAAACTGTCTTCCATCAAGTTCTAACACAATAGTCCTTTGTTGGCCTGCGCCGGCTCCTGCACCAGCAGCAGCGCCGGTACGTGCATTGAGAGCCTCAACAAGTTTTGTCAAAGTTCCTAACATCAAGGTAGTACCAATTGCTGCAGTCATTTTGATTTCAGTTACTTGCTTGATCGTATCAACCAAACCAGTCGCATTAGCAACAGTGTCTGGTGCAACTGCTGTTGAAAATTCTGTCATCTTCTCCAATGTCGCGTTGAATACCATGCTCTTAATAACTGGAAGAAGCAGCAAGGACATTGCAATAGCCTCAATACTAGAAGCCACTGCTGATAAAGTGCCTGCTAGACCACTAAGGCCGGCAATATTACCTAAACCATCAAAAAGAGAATTCAACGCTTCAACATTCGCCGGTCGGATCAACATCAACGCCAAACCGATGGTTGCCAGAGAAGCAGCAAAAGCCGCTACACCTACCGCAAGAGCAAGACCCCCAACAACACTCCCCACTATGGCACCAACACCTATCATTACAGCAAACAATGATGCCAAACCAAGAGAAAACATAAGTAGCTCTCCACCAGAGACCTGTGTTGCAGCGAGAACAACGGCAGCAATACCCAAGCTTGCCATAAGCATTGCTGCGCCAAAAGCCAATATCTGTTTGACGCCTAGCTTTGCCGCTTGACCAATCAAGCCGATGCCAACGGAGGCGGGCGCTGAAGTCGCCGCGACGGTTGTCGAAGCAGCTGAAGTACCAAAAAGCATTTTCCTTAAACCACTCATGAAGCCAGTCGTTGTCGCTGAAGATGTCCCTAGAAGTCTGACTGCCGGTATAAGTCTACCAAGCGCTTGAACAACAACACCTATACCACCACCTAAAACAAACAACGTTGGAACAAAGGCACCACCAGTAAAGTTTTGTAGCTTCAATATTATATCCATAACAAAATGCAAAGCTTTTATAAGAGGCCCGACAGCAATTGCCATTGATTCAAAGACAGCCTGCAATTTCTCCATTGCAGATGTTGCGGCGGCTGCTCTTTCTTCTAATTGTTCTTGCGTCATTCCACTTTCTCGGGCTTGTCGTTGTTGTTCATCAAAGGCAGAAAGACTAGTGCCAAAAATTCTATTTGCTTCTGCCATATCTGTAATACCAGCAGCATTGGCCAAAGCTCGCTTCTCAAACCTACCCATTGAATCAAAACTTCTACCAGAAAGTTCGATCGCTTCGATCATCATCCTGATACGTTCGTCTTCTGATGCGTTTAGAAGATCTACAGAGTTTAGTAAGTCATTACCCAAAACAGCATTTACACGACCTGCAACTTCAGCGGTACCTTCAAAAGTATCCATAGCTTGACCGAAGACACCAAGAAGAGTATTCATTGATGCACCCGTTGCTTTCGCTGCTGCTGCTATACCTTTAAATACATCAACAGCGTTTTCTCCATGCGCTGCCAATTGTGGGAAAGCTTGATTAAATCCTTCCATCATTTCGCCAGGAGCCATACCAAGAGCGACACCAGCAGCGGCTAGTTCCCTTTGTGCTGCCATGGACTGATCAGCATTCATTCCCATAGCAGCTGAAGCATTATTCATAAACTCTGCAGTAGCAGCAGATGAAACTCCCAAATTCTCCATTGTTGTCGCAAAAGCAACTAACTCTGTTTGAGTTTCCTCACCAAGCTCTGAAAATTGACGCATTTGATTAAACAATGTACCTGCAGCTTCCGCCGTCTGTCCCATTGTAGCACCGACATTAGCAGAGTCAATACGAGCTTGAAACAAAACCTCATTCATTTCTGAGCCTGCGCCTGTATTGCGCCTGAAAGAAGAAATAGCACTGTCTGTTGCTATAACCATCGCTTTTGTAGATTCAGCTACCTTAGAAGCGACACCGGCCATAAGGTTCATTGGTGAGAAGGTTTCAACTGCTTGCTTGGCCATCTCACTTAAAGCACCGGTTAGGCCAAGAGTTTGTATAGCATCAAATGCTTTTCCAGCGCCGGTTTCCTTGAAGCTTTTAGCTAGACCCAGGTATCTCCCAGCAAGACCGGTGACTACGCCTTGAGCCGCTTCTTGAGCCTCGGTGATTTTATTTTCAGTCCCTAGTCGTTCGGCGGCAAGATTTGCTTCCTTTTCAGCAAAAGCATATCGCCTTGTAGCCTGGTTGAACTCTTTGGACGTTACACCAAACTTTTCTGCTGCTAGTTCTAGCTCCCTTTCGCGAGCCTTAACTATATCTAAGTGTTTTTGATAATTATCCTCTGCCCTAGATACATTCTGTTCTTGCTGGGTTAATAACTCTTGCCCATTGGCAAGTCTATCACGTTGGGCTGCTAGAATTTTTTGATCTTGTTCAAATTGTTGTATATTAGAATCAAGAAGTTTTTTATACTCTAAGCTTGTTTCTCTAACAACATCTTTATAATCTTTACCAAGTCTGTCCTTTTCTTTGAGGAGATCATTGAGTCTTCTTAAAACATCCGGGTCATCATGCTCCGAACGTGCAAACGCAGGTATCCCTAGAAGAGTAGAGAATATTAGAATTGCAAGAAGAAACGACAACATAAATTACAAACCCTTACTTAAACGGCCACTTAATCCCCGTTTGTCTCTCAAATGCAGAGGTTGCTTGGTTCAAACTAGCTCGCGATCTATATGTCCTGGGGTTATCCAAACCATATCTTTTTAGTGTGGAGATAAACTTCTTTTCCCCATGTAAAGCACGAACAAACGATCTAACATCAGATTGCGAACCCTTTACTTGCATAGGAATCGAAACGTTCCCAAATATAGCTTTTAAAATTCCTTTGATGTTTTCACCAAACATTCTTAGCCAACTTTCATCTAGTTCATTTTTTTGTGTTAGGTCGATGACAATAGGTGTCATCATATCCTCTTTAATTGTATTGTCCATGTGGTATTCTCCCAAGAATAGATCTCTCTTGTAAATAGTCTTTTAGCATAAAAAAAGAGGCCGGGAATAAACCCGGCCCCTAATAGTTATTTCCTATTTGCTTTTTTAACTTCTTCGTTTTCTCTTTCTATTTGTTTGACCAAACGATCTACAAACCAACTTCTAAGTCCAATCGGTAAATTATAAGCTTCTGTGAAGCTCCAACCACCATGATATTTTAGGAAAAAGAACTGCTCATAGACGTTCTCCATATATTTACTGTCCAGGCCAAAAAAAGCCCGCACTAAGCGGAACCTCCATGGCGGTGTCGTATCCGCAGTTATTGCAACTAAATTGCTGAGACATATCAATATTTGGTACTATCTTATCATAAACAGAGCGTAAAAACCTAGAATCCTTAGCCGGTACAGCCTCAATAAAACTATTGATATAGGCAGGATCGGCATTTCCATTAACTGAGACAATCATAGCCCTAAATTGATCAGTCAATGGAGATTCTGGTAAATTATGTTTTCTTTTCATTGCTGCAGCCTCAGAAAGATTCTTTTCATCTTGTCCTGTTAGCAGTTTCGCTTCCACTTTAACTTTGGTCTTAGGAAGGGTGATAACATAATTACTATCTTTTTGTTCCACAACACCTTCGAACAAGCTTAGATCTTCTTCAAAATCGAACCCGATCTGGCTCAGATCAAATCCATAATTAGAAGTAGTTCCACATGCTGGGCATGTTACTTTTGTCTCATAATCTTCGCCGTATGCGTGAATACGAGTTGCCACAATGATTGCATTCTTATCTCCAATAAGAAGGCCATTCGGATCAACCCGTTTATCTACAATGACACTCTGTAATAAACGATCAATTGCAACACCTTTTCGTAGTAAACTTTTAGATGTTAGAATGTCCTCTTCCTTTGCTGTCATATGAGAAACTTCAATTACTTCTACACCGTGTAAAGGGTGTCCTTCAGGATAATATTTTCCCTTTGAAGGAAGAGTAACGAATTCAGTTGGGACAACAAATGAAAAGGGAGAAGATTGGGCCGCTTGTTGGGCCTGGGGGACGGGCGAAGAATCGCTAGGCTCTCTATGACCTAAGCGATCTTCGTTATTTCGAACTGACATTATACCTCCGTATGTCTATTTTATTCAGGTTCTACACCAACGATGGGATGTGTTCTGCTGCCACCGGTCATGACTTGACCACCACCAGTTGCACCAGGAAGGGGACGAGTAATTTCCAAGAAGTTTCTGTCGCGGACGTTCTCCATTCGAACAAAGTCGTATCTGAACTCCATAGTCAAGTCAATAAGGTTGTCACCTTCGTAATCCAAATCGCCAAACTTAACCATGCTAATCCAAGGATTGACAAAAGTAAATTGCTCTGCAATTCTTCCATCAGCGTCAAGCTGGGAAATGGCAACACGACCAAGAGCAGCAACCGATCTTTGTTTGCTAATCGTCATGGTGTCGTTCGGATTATCTGGAATGCTGTATCCAGAGTTAGAAAGAATATCCATCATAATGGCAGATGCAT